AAAGAAGGACAGCTATAAGGTCAAGTACGAGGCCCTGAAAGAAGAATTTGAGGGCTACAAGAGCGAACAGACCAAGAAGGAGGCCCGTAGCGCCAAGGAAAAGGCGTACCGGGAGCTTCTGAAACAGGCTGGAGTGAGCGAGAAGCGGCTTGACGCTGTGCTCCGGGTGTCCGATGTGGACAGTGTGGAGCTGGACGAAAAGGGCACAATCAAGGACGCAGATAGGCTCACGGAGAGTATAAAGAGCGAGTGGGCGGATTTTATCGGCACCACCTCCATCCAGGGCGCACAAACTGCCACACCTCCGGCCAGCACCGGCGGGAACGGCATGACGAAGGCTGACATCTACAAAAAGGATGACCATGGCCGGTATGTCATGTCTGCCGCGGAGCGCCAGAAGGCGCTTATGGAAAACCAAATTACATGAAAGGACTGAATTAAATGGCTGCTACGAAAGTTGAAAGCCTTACCAATCCGAGGGACTCTCTGCCCAACACTTATACCAGCGTGACGGCCCGCGAGGTGGATTTTGTCACCCGATTCAATGATAACTGGGAAGCGCTGCGCACCATCCTGGGCATCATGCGTCCTATCCGCAAGACCCCCGGCACGCAGCTGATCTCTTATACCGCTGACGTAACCCTGGAGGACGGCGACGTGGGCGCTGGCGAGGTCATCCCGTACAGCAAGGCGACCATCACACAGGCCACCAAGGCAGACCTGACCATCAAGAAGTATGCCAAGGCCGTTCCCATCGAGGACGTGGACAAGTATGGCGCGGAGATCGCCGTGGAAAAGAGCGACGACGCTTTTCTCACTAAGCTCCAGAACGTGGTGTTTGGGGACTTCTACACCTTCCTGAACACCGGTTCTCTCACCGGCACCGCAACCACCTGGCAGGCCGCCCTTGCAAAGGCCCAGGGCGAGGTTCTGAACAAGTTTGCGGTTATGGCGAAGGATGTCACATCTGTTGTTGGATTTGCCAACATCCTGGACGCCTATGACTACCTGGGCACGGCGGACATTACTGTCCAGACCCAGTTCGGCATCAACTATGTCAAGGACTTTATGGGGTATTCCACTCTGTTCCTGCTTCCTGCTACTGTTTCCGGCAATGCAGCCATTGCGCGTAATACGGTGATCGCCACCCCTGTGGAAAACATCGACCTGTATTATGCCGATCCGGGCGATAGTGAGTTTGCCCGGCTGGGCCTGAATTACACCGTACAGGGCGAGACCAACCTAATCGGCTTCCACGCTCAGGGCAACTACAGCACCGCTGTAGGCGAGAGCTACGCCATTATGGGCATGAAGCTGTGGGCTGAGTATCTGGATGGAATTGCCAAGATTACTGTTTCGGTGGGGGGTTAATAGGGTCTGACACCTTAACGCTATTCCCCAGCAGTCAGACCCTATTGGGGAAACAGGTCTCCGATTTGGTCGGTGATGATCTGACGGTAAAAGCTGATGGCTCTGTGGTTGGGACATTCCATTATGTCTCTGACTATACAGAGTTCAGCAGCGTCCCGGAGGAACAGAGCTGGTATTATTTCCCGTTCCACCTGACCAAGACAGGGGCCAAAATGACATTCAAGAAAAACGGTTCTCCCACAAAGGAAAACATCCCGTTTGACGCAGATATTGTTTTCAGGGTGAGCAAGGATGACACCTTCGAGGTGCTTGTTGATGATTCCAGCGTGGTGAAATTTACCTTTACAGGGGCAACCTTTGAGCCACAAGGCAAGGCCAAAGTCCGGTCAAAACGATAAAAGGAGGGCGGCGTGATGCTGGAAGAAGTTTTGCAGAGCCTGAACAACTGGTTTCTGGTGCCTGACGGCATCCACACCGGAGAGTTCACGGTGCAGGACGGGTGGCTCACGCTGCCCTTTCTGCAAACAGGACAGTATTTCAGGGTGGTGGGGTCTGTCTTCAATGACGGGCTTCACCAATACCCGGCCACAGACATGACCGGAGAGACGTTCACTGGCGCTGTATGGGCGCTGGCGGTCCCAAAGGCTGTTATTACTCTAAGCGAGGAAATAGCGGCCTGGAACGAAAAGAACGGAACCCCAGGGCCGTACACGTCGGAATCGTTTGGTGGCTATTCCTACAGCAAGGCCACCAACGCCAGCGGTGTAGTCGTTGGCTGGCAGGATGTATTTAAAAGCCGACTGAACGCATGGCGGAGGATTGGAGGGATTATATGAGCTTGTTAGACGATTTTGCCCATCCATGCGTGCTGATGGAAAAAAAGCGCGTGCCAGACGGTGCAGGCGGGTACATCGTGGAGTGGACAGAGGGCGCGGAGTTTATCAACTATCAGGCGCTGGACACCTCTATGGAGGCCCGGAGAGCGGAAAAGGAGGGCGTGACAAGCCTCTACTCCGCGCTGGTGGACAAGGCCGTGCCTATTGAGTACAACGACGTATTCAAGGACAAGACCACCGGGGAGACGTACCGCGTGACCTCCAACCCAGAGGATAAGCAGGCCCCTCGTTCCTCCACGCTGCCGCTAAAATACTTCACTGCGGAGAGGTGGGCGCTAACCACATGATAGTGAATGTTCTCGGAACAGAATACACCATCGAAATCAAGAAGTACGCCGAAGATGAAGCATTTGAGCGGCGCAGCATTGATGGGTATTGTGATTGGCTAACAAAGAAAATTGTGGTTTGCGATATGTCCACGTACAAAGGATGGGAGCATGAGACAAAAGAAACCATTTCCGCCTCTGAGAAAAAAACGCTCCGCCATGAAATAGTCCATGCGTTCTTTGATGAAAGTGGGCTTGGAAGCAACACATTTTCTGTTGATGGGCCGTGGGCCACTAATGAGGAAATGGTGGATTGGATAGCAGTACAGGGCCCGAAAATCTATAAGGCATGGCAGGAGGCGGGGGCAGTATGACAAAAAACAAAGCCCTGTTTGCTTGGTTCAATGAGTTCATGCCCTTCTACCGGGCATCCTCTGTGCCGAAAGATGTGGACATGCCCTATGGCACCTACGAATACCCAGATGGGGCCTTTGACGCTGGGGAAATCGGATTGACAGTTAATCTGTGGTTTCGCACAGAGAGCGAGGCAATTCCCGATGAAAAGGCACAGGAATTATCCCAACGCATTGGCTACGGCGGCGTATATATCCTTTGCGACGAGGGATACATCTGGCTGAAACGCGGGTCGCCGTGGTGTCAGAGCCTTTTGTACCAGGACGACCCGGCTATTAAGCGCCGTTATATCAACATCACCGCTGAATACCTGACATTCAGCTAGAAAGGAGGCCCTTATGGGCAAATTTACAGTCATCCCGCAGAGCACATTTGAGGAAATGCAGCTTGACGCGGGTGTTGTTCTAAAGAAATTTACTCCATCTACACCGACGGCACCGGAGGATGCTGACATTGTGTGCCCCACCACTGGCGGCATCAATATTTCCTGCGTTCCTACTTATTCTGACATGGGCGAGGATGTGGATAACTGTCCTACCAATATGATGGAGCTCAAGCATCTGGACGGCTGGGAGTGCAAGATGTCCTTTACCTCACTCGGCACGTCCCCGGAATCCATTCGGCTGTCGCTGGGAGCGGCTGACGTGACTGGGAATAAGATTGTGCCCCGGCGTGACCTCAAGCAGACAGACTTCTCCGACCTGTGGTGGGTAGGCGACCGGGCGGACGGCGGCATGGTGGCCGTATGCCTGAAAAACGCTCTTTCC